CAACTTTGTTTTGCGCTTCAAGAAGCAAAATTCCGTGATATTTGTCCAGAATTTCATAAGATACCTTGTTTTGGAATGAATATTTTTCTAAATCCCATGGTGTGCCACCTGTAGATTGAAAAATAAACTGCTCCGTCAGTTCTTTCGCTCTGGCAGAAACCTTTAATCCATACTCAACATCATTTTCTGTCAGAATGGCTACCCTTGCCGCTTCTGCCATGGCATCCATAACCTGTTCATCAACGCCATGCACCTGTATGTAATTTTTATATCCATTTACTGTGGAAATTAGGCTTGAACTTGCCAAAAGAAAAGCACCTCCGCAAAAAAGCAGAAGTGCCTTAAGACCTCTGCCAATAATTTTTGTTGGTTAGCGACTAACTCCGTTTGTTAGCCGGTAATAATTTTTAAATTCTTGCTGTACAGTGTTCTGCCTCAAATTCCTTGTTTTCTCCGTTATAAATTGTGACTCCATTCTTGTCCGTCTTGTATCTATCAAACACACATACAGTATTTATGCCATTTCCAACACAGTCTGCATGAAAGTCTATGTTGTATACCTTTTTCTGCCATTTTCCGTTAGCATAAATCTTTGTGTAACCGCCTTTTCTTGTTTTAATGATTATTTTACTTCTTGTTTTCTTCATTTATTCACAACACCTTTCTTGAAACTTCGACACATTCTTTTCTTTTATCGTCATTGGTGCATTCTCTGTCTGTGTTATATCGGCAAAAGGTCAGGTTGCATTTTTTATTATTAGGTTCGATAGGCTCTTGTTTATAAAAACATTCATAAAGTTTTTGCCTGTCTGCCTCGTTATTTCCCACAATAACAAGTTCATCTTCTAAATTGGAACAATCTATAGGCTCGCCGTTTCTACCGCCTATTTCGCGCGATTGTGCTTCTCTAAGTGCTTCACGCTCTATTGATTCAATTACTTCTGCCATGCTCATTCTTCAATACTCCTATCAAATCATGCATTTGAATCAGTAGTTTTTAAATATTCAACGAACTGTGCCCAAGCCTGTTCGCATGTTAAATCGCCAACAGGATTTTGAACATAGTATTCTTGGAAATATTCCCTGGCCTTTTCTTTTTCATCTTCGGAATATGAATCCCATTTAGAAACTCCAGATTTCTTTTTGAAAA